AATCACCGTTAGCGTCAAACTTTTCTAAATCTTCTTCACTCAAAAGACCTAACATATGTGTTGTTTGAATCCAATTTTCAGATTTTACCATAGGCATTAAAGCTATATCTGTAAAAATTGCATCTAAACCACCTTTCTTTTCCATGTTTACCTCGTCGTAAACATTAATTTCCATAAAGTTTAAATTCTTCATTATACGCTGGTTTCTTTTAAACCTTTGCGTTACACCTTCAATTCCACCTTCAAGACCTTTATCTAAACCCCAATATCTAGCTTCACCCTGAATCCATTTTTTACCACCTAAATCTTTTATGTTGTGGTACTTTCCGGCTAAGATGTTTCCAATTACATAAAGCCCACCAGTGTTTACATTTGCTTGATAACCTAAAGCATAAAATAAATTTGCTCTTGTCAATCCACGAACAACACGATCACCTGTCTTTCCTAATACAGAAGTTTGCCTTCTACCTCTTAGAAAATAATCCTTCCATTGCTTTTGAACATGAGTATTCATATTATTATAACCATGCTGATGATTCCAAGCTAATACACCATCGATTATTCCCTGCATACTTTTCATTCCTTGAACATTATTGTTCCCTTCAACAAATAGCATACTATGAGTGTAATCTACTAAGGCTTTATTTAAATCCATACTAGGTAAAGATTTAGCTTTGATAGACCTGTTTTGAGCAAATCTATTAATTGCACCAAAACCTAATGCTGTTTCAACTGCAACTTCGCTATATATAATCTTGCTACCGCTTTCATTTAAACCTTGCTTTAGTAGTTTGTTCGCTTTTCTTTTAAGCGCGTTAAACTCTCTTATTTTAGCTAAGTTGTTTTTGTTCCCTTGAGCTTCTATTAAATAGTAGTTTTTTATATGCTTAAATGTAATTAACTGCTTACCATTACCTTTTCCATTGTCAAAAAACAATTTCACATCATCTAAGTTTTCTTCACTTCGTGAGTTAACCATTAAGCCTAATAAACCTCTGCTAGATAACATTTCCATGTTTGTCATAGCTGTATGAGGTATATAGTCTTGTTCGGTTTTACCTAATTTCTTAGGCTTAAGTTCTGTAGTAACATTTTTAAACATGTCATAGAACTCTTTTTCAGCTTTACTCACAAATCCTTTTTTAAAATCTTCATTAATTTCCTCTACTGGTCTTAATTTAAAGTCTGTTTGAGGAACACCATTTTCATCAATATATTCTTTCCTATTAACTAAATTCCCATAAAGACGTTTGTATATGTCTTCTCTGTTTTTAAATAAAGCATCTTTAATTCTTAATGCAAAATTTTTAATTCCAGCTATAGATAAATCAGCTTTACCACCATAACCAAGCTTTTCTTCATAAAGTGCATTCGTTACTTTTTCAATTCTCTGATTATATTTCTTTTTTTCATTAATAAATTCCTTGTAATTTTTTTCCATCATTCTAATCATACCTTGTGTGGCCGGATGATTTTTAGGAACTGTAGAACCAGTAGTCAAATAACTATCCATTAAAGAAATATCCTTTCCATCTTCCATAATATCCTTATGAAGCTTTGACTGATCTGCAGCTATGATTTGTGAAATCTGTTTTACAATAGGCGTAACTAAAATAGAATAAGCATAGATATCCTCTTTACCATATTTTTTGTAATCTTCTAAAAGCGTGTACAAATCTTTTTCTTCAATATTAGGTAGATATTTTTTAGCTAATTCATTAGCTTTTTTTTTCTGCTCTTCATATTCTTTCCACATTCTTATAGCCCGAGATTCACTAAAATTTTTAGGCAGTTGCTTTGCTCTAGTATATTCATCAAAATTTAAAGGCTTAGTGCTAACAAATTGTTCTTCGTAATAATTTTCATTAGCTCTATAATCCATTCCAGTAGGAATATCTGAACCTTGTTCAAAAGCACCATTAGCTAAAGCTTCTTCATAAACTATTGAAGCTTCAACAATAGGATCAAAAGCAGCAGTGTCTTGTTTACCTTCTGGTGGCATATATGGATCTGTTACCGAATTATCTTTAATTGTAATAGCACCTATAGAATGATCTTTTCCTAAAATACTATCGTCAACTAAAGTTAAATTCTGTTGAGCAATATTTATAGCTGATTCCGTTTTTTGCTTAAACGAATTGTTGTCTATAATCTCAGCAGCTTGATCTTTAGTGAATTTAGGAAATTGATAAAGTTTACTTACATTACTGTTCTTATGTCTTGCTAATACGTATAATGGCTGACCTCTTTGTATTTGATTAATAACAGCAGGATTTTTCATTATTTCGATTAAAACAGCGTTCTTGTCTTTTAAATTAACACTCTTATCAAAATATGTTTTGATATAAGGGTTACTTCTTTTTTTAGACATTTTAAGAACAATATGTCTTTCTAACAAACTTTTAACATGAGGGCTTAATTCATTGTTCTTAGAACTAGAATCTTTCCGGCTTTCATAGTTGATTATACCTTGAGTGTATCTACCAAAAAATGGATACATTGATTGACGACTATTCCAGCCATGTTTAGCTAAATCATATATCATTAAGTCTTTTCTTAAGTCTGGTGGTAATTGCTCAAACTCTCTTTGAACAGCTAACCTTTCTTCAGGCGTAAAACTGTCATCTAAAAACTTAGTGTCTGCAGAAATATATTTATTATTACCAATAGTGCTATACTTTAAAGCTCTTGAAAATAATATACTATTCTCTTTATCAGTAAAGCCTTTTCTAACATCATTAGGATCTTCTTTTATGTTTGATTTTAATTTTTTGAAAAAACTTTCAAGCTTATTATAAATACTTGTGTTGCTATCTGGATCTACTAGATTCTGAACATAATTATCTCCTAAATTATTAAGGCCTAAAAGTCTTGATGTTACAAACCTTTCTAAATCTAGAGAAATATCTTCAACAGTATCTATAGAAATATTCTCTCCTATCTTACCAACAATATTATCTAAAAGCTCTTTAGTAGATTTTCTATATACAGGGTTAATTATTTTGCTATGTTTCAAAATAACCTCAGCGGTATTCAAGTAATTCAATAAATCAGGATTTTGTTTAAAATCTTCAGTTATTTCTAACGTTTTATCTCTTCTTTCATTATTCACAACAGAAATATAATCCGCAATTTGTTTTTCTAATACCAGAGGGTTAATGTGAACATTATTATGTCCACTCATAACCTTAGATATTTTCTGAATATCACTATTCATTTCAGCTAAATACATAAACATTGATAAGATAGCTTTTTTAGAATTTGTAGAATTTACGTTTTCTTCAATTTCGATTGTATCAGGAAAACGTTTAATATCTCCTAAGTTTAATTCTTTAGCAATATCCTTATTAATAGTAGAACGTTTACGGTAAGAATGAAAAGTACTATTGTTTGTTCTATTGTGTTTAGTCCAACTTTTAGCTACAGGTGAATTCATTATTTTACCAACTTGTTCTAACGAAAAACCTAAGTTTATTAATATAACAGCTTGTGGTATAGTATGCTCATTGATACCAAGTTTATCAGCTAATTGTTGCTTACTATTATCAAGTATGATGTTGGCCAAAATAGCCGATTGTTGGTTTCTTGATTCATTTCCTTGCATGCCTAGTTCATCTTCAAACTCTTGTTGAAGCTGACCATCAATAGTTATACCTTTACTTGTTTTGATGTTATAAGCAGCTAATAAATTTGTTATTTTATGAATATTAAATACAGGGCCAACACTTCTTTTAGCAACCATGGTATTATTATAGTCTTCCATTCTTTGCATAGGACTATAAAACATGTTTTTTGAATTGTTTTTACTTTGATCAAAAACCTTATTAGCTACTTTTGTAGCATTTTCTTCCCAATCCATAGGCGCATGAGTTTGCTTATGCATATTCTCACTCAACCAATATTCACTCAACAAATCAAAAGCTTCATTCCATGAAGTCATTTCTTTTCCACCTTTAGTTTGAATAAACAAAGCATCACCATCATTATCAGAACCGGTATTGTAATTAAACTCTTCCGGAACTTGCACTTGATTACCTTCTGTAGTTTCAAATCCTACAACTTCAAAAAATCCTGTAGATGCTGGACCGTGACCAGGTACTCTAGACATCATTACAGTATCACCTTTAATATGATAACCTGTAATGTTTCCATTAGTGTCTGTGTCGGTTCCTACGAAACGTTTAGCAGCTACTGATGGTATTACACCATGACGCTTAGAAGCTTGCGCTACAACGTCTTTTAATAAGCTTTCTAAAGTTTGTCCTTTCGGAGCATAATAATCTTCATCTAATTTTGAATCGTAAAGTAAATCTCCAGCCTTATAAGGTTTAAAATATTTTCTTGAATAAATTTTACGTTTCTTTTTACCACCTCTAGAATTTGATTTATAATTTGGATCGTTATAATCTGGATTAAGATGTAATGGTAATATAGCTTCCATTGGACTATAACTACCATCTTCATTTTGAACAGAATCTTTAAGCCTAACATTAGTTTGGGCACCATCAATATCTGTTCTAAGATTAGGTTTTTGTTGCGAATAACTACCATTAGTTTTAAGCTTATTACCAGCTCTAATAATAGCTTGAGCAAAAGTGTTTCCAGCTATTTTTGTTAAATAAGGATTTGTAATACTTCCTTTTGCATTAAAAACCATGCGTTGAGCTTGGTCCATATCTTCTTGAGAAAAATGTTTTCCAATAAAGTTCTCATAATCTTCCATTTTAGGATTTAACTCTGAAAGTTCTTTAAGCTTATTCTCTAAGTTTTCTGTTTTTTGTTTAGCAATAAGCTTTTGGATTTTTAAAACTTTATCAAACTCTCCATTAGCTCTAGCGTTAACCATTGTAGAGTTAACCATTTGAACAGGCGTGTTAGCTTCATAAGTTATTTTATCCATGTTTTGTTGTGGACCAAAATTCTCTGACGATAAACCTTGAAAGTTTCCTTTCTTATCATAGTACATACTATCATAATACTCATTAGCTTTATCTATGTTTTGAGATAATGCTTCAAGTGTAAGCATTTGTCCTTTTTCACTATAGCTAAGGCCGCTATCATTTTTATCTATTAATTTATCAGGAAAAAATGAAGACTTATCAGCACTTTCAAACGTTGCTATTAAAACATGGTTTTCAGTACCATCATTTAAAAATTGAGAAGGTTTAGCACCATTGTTTCTGTCAGCAAAGTTTTTAAGATACTTATCTTTACGAGAACGCATAATATTATATAAAGGATCACCTTTCCTAACAATAGTAGTAAAGCCTTTGATATAAGCTAATTTGTTTTTAAACATTTTATTTGGATGATCTTTTTCTACATGACTATTAAGAAACTTAAATCCATTGTTTAAATCCATAACACCTCTTCCCATTATTCGATACTTCTCAGCATCTTCTTCAAGAATATACATACCACCATCAGTATTAGTAATTCTAGTTCCATCTATAATTTCATCAGCAATAGGTAACATTTCCACTTTAAGATTAGGATTGCCAGCAGAAAACACAGGAGAACTACTTGCTTTCATTCTCTTAACAGCTGCATCACCTTTTACAGAAGGAATAAACACCTCATGTATATTGTGTCCATTCACAATAGCGTTTAAGGCATATTCTTTAACCATTGCTTTACCAGAGTCACTAAGGTTTTTTGTAAAAACTTTTTTATTGTTTTTATCTTTTAGTGTTTTAAACAACCATTTTGATTTGTCTAAACTATTAAAGACATCTGCATTTTCTTCTACAAATTTTACGGTTTTATCCATTTCCTCTTTAAGCATATTAAGAAACTCTTGACGACTTACATCGCGCATTTGGTTAGTCTTTTTATCCTTAACTTGATTAGCGATTTTTTTATGAATATTATAAATGCTTGTAACAACATTACCATCGTTATTTTTGACATTAAGAAAATTTCCTTTTTCATCAAAAACATCACTGTATGAAATTCTCTTCATACTCATATAAAAGTTTCGAGGAGAATCAGACATAGCACCCATACTACCCATGTATTGAGATAGCGCTCGACCCATTCCTGTAGTTCTGGTCTTATTTTGTAATTTACCAGTCGTTTCATTTTTTACCTGATACTTTTCAGTTTCAAATGTTCTTGAAGAGTTTAAGTAAATTAAAAACTGCTGAATACCTTGCTCTAAATTTGTTGAGTTTTTATAAGTAGTACCATTATCATTTTGCAAATCTTCAATACCATAATATTGCATAATTTGTGGTGGATATCCTTTTTGAAATCTATCATAAATGTTTTTTAAGAATTGATTAGGTACATAGTTTTTACCTTTATCACTTCTTCGGCCATCACTAAAATCATAATTTAAATGAGAATAACGTCTTAGAAATTGTTTTTCAGTTGGTAGCTTTTTAGTGTTTTTATAATTGTTTCCTAAAAACTCTGTCATACCATCAATTTCTTTAGTCATAAAATTGTTGACTATTCTTGCTGGTTCATAATCACCTGCTGCATTTTTAACTGACGCGTAAGGTGTGTACTTTCTATTAGTATCAATAAAAGCTTCAACCATAGGTCTAAGATTAGCAAAAAAGACAGGTTGCTTTCCTTGGTTAGTTTTAAACCTTAAACGTGCGGCTTTTAAAAGCTTTGTTTTTTCAGCTTGTGTTTTAGCATTAATGTATTCTAAACTATTTGCTTTATAACTATTTAGTTGTCCAACAATATCCATTTTAGTATTAAAAAGTTTATTGCTTTTAACGTATGCAGTAATAAAAGTTTCAATAGGAATATTTAATCCTTTATAAGTGATAATACCGCTTTCCCAAACTTTATCTCCTCTAAACTTTGAATTAGTTAGAAAGTCCATGACTTCTATGTAATCACTTTTAGTAGCTTTGTCAGTGTAAATATTTAATATTGCTGTTCTAAAATCTTCACGTTGTTGTTTAAAAGTGTCATTAACATTATTAAAAGTAAGTGCTTCTCTAGCTTTTTTTAAAATATCTTCTGTATAACCCATTTCTCTTTGAGAAAATGCAGCTTCATAATTATATTTATCTTGATTTAAAGTGTTTTTAAAACCATTAATATGCTTTGCATTGCTCATAACATAATACATGCTATTAAGTAATGCTGCTTTTTCTTTTGGCAACACTTTATCCAAATAAGTATTAAACTCTTTTACTTCTTGTAAACTTGAGTTTTGTATTTGATCAATAAAAGTTTTATTTGAATCAGATTCTCTAGCTAAGTCATAGATTGCTGATTCAAAACTATCTCTATCAAATAACTGGTCAAGTTTTTTATTGACAACTTTATCTTTGTTTTTCTCTAGTAATTGCTTTCTAAGTTTGCGATTATATATAGCACCAAAACGTCGCATCATTCGACTAGCTTTTCTTATAGCTGTATCAAAGCTTTTATCAAAAAACTGTTCTCCGTAAGTTTCAGCAGACTCTTCAAGCTCATCTAATATTTCATTCATTTCTACATCTGTAGTCTCTGGTTGATTAATGAACTCTTGAGATTTTTGAATGTCTTTAGCAATTTGATCTTTGCGTTTAGATGTTGCTTCGTTAATTTCGTCAACACGCATATCAACACCATAAGAATTAATCTTAATTCCTTTAGTAGCATTTTTAAAAGCGTTAATAAAAAAAGACTTGTTATCGGTAGTAGATTTTTTAGCTTCTATATCTGTGCCTTGAAGCATAGTTAAAAATGCTAAATCATTTTCTACCTCTTTACCTTTCTTACGTAACATGCCCCACCACATCTTCACGTCCTTCTGACGCTTCATTTCTCTTGGCTCAAAGGTTTTATCCATTGATTCAGCTAAAGGTCCTTCTAACCTCTTTACAAAGGCTTCTTCTAAAATGTGTTTTTGCTCTGCAATAGGTTCAACTTTAAAAGTTCCATTTTTAATAAGCTCTTCAAAAACCTGGTTAGATTGCTCTTGAGTATAGCCCTCTTTAGAAAGCATATTTGTAAAACTTTTTTTAGGCTTAGTAAGACCAGTATTTGTGTCTTGATATATTACCATATCAGGATATAAACCTGTTATCTCACTAATTAGATCTTTGTCTTTTTTAATTTCATTAAGCATTTCTTGAGTCTCAGGTTCATCATGACCTAACTGAAAATAGATATGACTCATTTCATGCCAAAAAACACGATCTTGTTCCCAAACTTTTTCATCTATATAAATAGTTCCGGCTAAAGTATGTCCTACACCTCTTGAACCTACAGCTTCAAATAAGTTTTTAACTGAATAAGCTCTAGGAGTAATTTTAAATGTTCCATCTTCATTTCTTTCACCAGAAGGAAACATTTTTTTTAGTCGATGATTGACGGTAGCCATTTCCTCAACCTCGCTAGGTACATATATGTTTCTTGCAGTAAAGCTATTTAAAAAATCATCTACCTCATCTTGAGTAACACGTTCAGTTTTTACATTACTAATAAACTGCATACGCGCTACGGTCTGATTCTTTTGTGCAAGTAGCATTGCGTTTAATTCAGAAATACCAGATAAAGGATCATCTTTTTTAACTCGTTTATCACTGCCTTCTGTAGTTCCACCAATAATACGTTGAGTTTCTTCAAGATCTTCTTTGCTAACTGCTTGAGCTTGTTGAGCAAGAATTTCTTTCATTCTTTGAGCTTTAACCTCATCAATGTTTTGGCCTTTCTCAATAGGACTAGAGTAATAACTCTTTTCAGCATCATTCATTTGATCAAATGAAATCTCATCTTCTATACCATCTTTTTGAAAATCTTTTTTAGTCTTTTCATTTCTAACAACACTTTCCGGTTCAGCGTTAGTTTTGTTGTTTTTATCGATTTTTAATTTTGCAGACAAGTTTACTATTCTTCCACGAATACGACTCTTGTTTTGATTTCTTATAGCAGTTTCTCTATTACTTAATTCTTTTTCATCAAACACTTTTTGAGCAATAGAATTAAGCCTATCGTTAGTTACTGTTTCATCTTCATCAAAAGACTTCCATTCATCATCTGAAATATCATCTTTGATTTTAGTGTTAACACTACGTTCTTCTATTTTTTTATTAATAGATTCAGTTTCTAGTTCTTCAGCAATTCTTTCAGCTTCGGTTTGTTCCTTTTCAGCTTTTTCTTCTTTTTGAGTTTGAGTTTCTTTAGTAGATTCATTAGCCATTACTTCATCGTTATCTCTAGCGACCTCATCAGCTTCTTCTGGAGTTTTAATATTTTTAGCAACAATATTTCCATCACTACTAATTACTTCAAAAGTGCCATCTTTAGCTTTTTGTACAGAATGAGTTATTTCTTTAGCAGTATCTTTTTGTGTGGGTTGATTACCAACTTCTTCTTCAGATAATTCTTCTTCTTGCTTTTTTTTAAAGAGAGAATCATAAAGATTATTGAACATACCAGAGCTTTTTTCTTTCCCTCTAGTAAGAGTTTCTTTAAGCTTTTCACCAGTAGTAGTCTCTTTTAAATTACCTTGTTGTGCTTCTTTTTCACTAGCACCTTTATTAGTGTACATTTGATACTCTTCAGTAGAAAGACCACCAATAAACATTTCATTACCCCACTTGTTTAATTTAGTGTGAATTTCATAAGGCTTTGCTAATTTACCAAGCATTAAGTTTTCTTGATTTTGCATAGCTGCCGCTTGAGCAAGTCCTAAAGCGTTTATCTTTTGGTTAAACTCTTCTTTGTATTCTTGAATACGTTTATTTTTAACATCATCATTAGCTTTTAAACCTTGAATAACTTTTACGTTTTCAGCATAAGTTTCTTGAGTTTCTTTGATTTCTTCATCTAACCAAAGTTGATCTGCTTTATAACGCATTAAAGCATCGGTACCTTTTACATTAAGTTTGCCAGCTTGTTTTTTAGCTTCTTGAAACTCTTTAAACATCGTCATGTAAGTTTCTCTTTCTTTGTCGCTAATTACAGTTTCATTGTTATTTAAATAATCAAGAAATTGTTCTGCAGTTTCTTGAGAATCTCCATCGCGCTCACCAGCTATTTCTCCAAGCTGTCTTCTTATATGTAAACGCTCATAACTATTTGCTAACTTACTACCTTGCTTTTTAAATTGATTTTGAAGATTTGCAGTACGGTTGTATATTTTATAGCTTTCATCAGCTTTTTTATTCATAAGAGACTGAATATTAAAAGCACCACCACCAATAGCTCCCATTGCAAAAGAAAGAACTTTAGTAGATTCATTTTCTTTAGACTTATAGAAATCCCAAAAGCCACCAGGATCTAAAACTGAATCATCACCTTCACCTGTAACAGAAGCAACAGCTTTTTTGCTTGCCCACTCTTCAAATGTTTCTTGAAATGTTTCTTCAATACCTTCTGGAACAGCTTTTTTAGCTAGTCTAAAAGGTGCTTTTAAAATAGGAGACACATCATATCTAAATTTCTTTTTAGATATTTCTAAAAGCTCTTTACCTTTTCTGTAATTAGCATTTTTAGTAAAATTTTTAAATGTTCTAGACTGCTTACCAAAAGTTAATCCGTAAGAAAGCATATTAATAGGCGCGTACATTAAATTATTCGTCATTGTACCAGCAGCCATTTCAGCAACTTCTTCATCACTAAATTGCATCATTTGATTACCTTCCTCATCTAGTATAGGATTACCATCTTTATCTACTGCCGGTTTATTTGAATATGTTTGAACAATTTGTGAAGCATTAAGAGCACCTGAAAGAATGTTACCAGTAAGACCACCACCAATAGCTCCAATAATATTATCAGCTCTAGCTGTCAATTTACCCGTTTCTGTAATTGCTTTACCAATACCCTTACCTGTTCCTAAAACACCATCTAAAGCTCCTGCAGTAACTTTTTTAGCAGTACCTAAACCAGCTTTGGTTGCACCTTTTAAAAGTTGTTTAGCCCCTTGTCTAGCAACAGCACTACCACCTTTAGATATTAAAATGAATTCTACTAATTGAGGTACCATTTCAGCCGCATGAATAGACCAAAACTTAGGATCACCCATAGATGCCCAAGTTAAATTTTGAGCTTCCATAGCTTCAGGCATATAAGTTTTAAATCTCTCTTCTATTTCGCCACCTTCTTTTTGTAACCATCTTGATACAGCATTACCATCTACATCATCTTCAGAAAAAACAGCAGTAAGACCCTGCATAATATCACCAGTTCCTTTTACAATATGTTTTCCAACACCACGTAAAACACTATTTGCAGATTCTTCTAAAAAACTTCTATTAGTATATTCAGGACTCCAAGTCTCAGCTTCGGCTTCTAGGTTTTTAAAATTCATTCCACCTAAAACCATATCAGAATACATACTAGCTTTTCTGTTTTTTTGAACTTGTGAGTTTCTTTCTATAGTTGGATCATTATTATCAGGAATATTAAAAGGTTCTTCATAAAGACCTTCATCATTATTTAACTGTTCATCTGTTAAAGAAATTTCATTAGGATTCTGTTCTTGTTTTTCTTTAGCTTCAAGTTCTGCTGCATAACTACTTAAAGTATTGTCTCCTAATTTTTCTTCGTTTTGGCTATTTGGCTTATCACTAGCAGTCATAGCATTCTGAATTTCTTTAAATAATTCTCCCATTCTAATTGTTTTTATTTTGTTTAGTAATAGCTAACATATTTTTCCATTCTTGAGCTAAAGAATGTATTTCTTTATATTCTTCTGAACTTTCTTGATATCCGTTTTTTTCTATAGCTTTTTCAAACCAAGTATCTATAATTTCATCCTCACCTTTATCAAATGATTTAACACTTTCATCAATAAATTCTTCTCCAGCTTTACTCATAAAACCTGTAAACAAATTATTTTTTGTTAAGCTTTGGATTTGCTCTGGTTCAATTGGACCTGCTTGAGATTGTAACATTCCTGAAGCTACATAAAACGATTTTATTAAATCATTTCTGTTTTCAGACCCACCACTTCCGGGTTTGTAATATTGATAAGACTCGTGAGTATAGCCTGGAGATTCTTCAACAACACCTCCTTGTTCTCTATTAAAAGCATCAACTTGTTTATCTTCAAAATCAGACTGCGCATCAATATAATTATTAACCGCCATGTTTTGTTTATCTTGATTAACAATACTCGTTAAATCATCAGAAGCTCCTAATCCTTCTTCTAACATTTTTCTTTGCTCAAGGTTTTCTAAATTAATTTCTTTATAAACAGTTTGACCACTATCACTTTTTAATGCTAATAAAACTGTCATATTGGCTTGACTTTTTTCTTCATTGCCCATATAAGTTCCATTAATTTTTGTAGTTTCTTTTTGATCAATTGTGCCATCGTTATTATAAGCATCCATCATTAAAACTTCTTCACCTACTGTTCCTTGTTTATCGTTTGTAACTTTAGTTTTAAAACCAGAAACAAGTCCTAAAACTTTATAACGTTCAGGATTTTCAGTACGAACTTTATTTAGTCTAGAACCATCGGCATCAAAGAATGTAGCCCCTTCTGGTTTGTATTCTTCAATGTAACCATCTTTAATATCTTTTTGAAGCGCTAGTTTAGCAATGTTATTAGTATTAGAAGCCATTATTTGCCTAGCTTCTTTCACCCCATAATTAGATTGATTAAGATTTATTAAAGCGTCAATACCTGTTGTAAGAGGATTGTAGCTATCTGCGTCTGTCATTTTCTGACCATAAAAGCCTGGGTTAACATTGCTAAACATTTTTTTGAAAAGTGGATTGTCTTTTGTAATTCCTTCAATATAACCACCAGCATTTTGACCTTCAATAATTTGTTCTGGCGTTAATCCTTTTTCTTGATTGTAAAAAGTATTAGTCAAAGTGCCTATTAAACTAACTTTATTACTTTTCTTTTTTTGATCAGCACTCCATCTTCTATTTTTTTCGCGCTGAATAGCCATTTGTTGATTAGAGCCCATTCCACCATAACCCATTTGATACATGAATTTAGTAAGTCTTTGTTGGTCTGCAGGATTTTCTAAATTAATATCAGGTGCGTTAGGATTAACCATTTTGTAGTTAGCCATAATTCTAAGCATATTACCATTGTAATTAGAAATTTTATCAATAGGAATTTCTTGACCAAACTCAAATTGATTAGCTGGTGGTATTTCTACTCTTGCCATTAAACCGCTATAAGTAATTTCTCCGCCATCTTCATTATTATTGTATGCTTCCATACTGGCAACATCATTAGGGTTAACCAAATCTCTTGTAGCTGGACTTGACATAGCTTGAATAAGCTTAGCGTTGTTTTCCTGATTAGTTAAATATCTAGAGTACTCTTCAGATTGCATTAAACCATTCTTAATCTCATTGATTTTAGAAAGACCACCATTCTTCATAAAGTCAGCTTTACTAACTCCAGAACTAGAAATAGCTTCTTTAATTTGTTTTTGGTAATCTAAAAATTTACGATTTACACGTTCTCTATCTTTACCTAATAATGATTTTGATTGTTCAAAGAAATGCTCATAAACTTGTTGCTCTTGTTGTTGAGCAGCTAAATTTTCTTGTTCAGATCTTTCCTGTCTAGCATCTAAACGCTCAAGAGCATTTAATTCCATTGCTTGACTTTCTCTATCTTGTGTCGATTGTGTTAATCCTAATAATGGGTTCATATCTTATTGTTCTGAATAATAATCATTTCTTTCTTTCATAGTTAAACCATCAGGGTTTTGCTCATAATATTCTGTGTCCTCTAATGGTTTATTACCAAGTATCAAAGCCGTGTTTTTTTGTGGTAAAGTAACTGGTGAAACTGAATTGTTTGGTATGTTTGATACTGGTAAAGTAACTGGTGAAACTTTACCTGGTAAAGGTGCTAATCCATTACTCGGCATTTTAACTTCTTCTTGTGATGGTGTAGAAGCTATTTCACCTTGAGTCTTATCAATTTGCATTGGGTCAGGCACAGTATTATTTCCTTTTTTATCTTTAGGTGGATCAAACAATTTCACATAATCACCTTCAACTTTACCTATGTTATCAGCATTAAATTGTGCAACATCTAAATTAGGGTTTTGACTTAGTGTATCAATAAACTTTAAAACGTCACCGCTATTTTTATTGTTTTCATAAAATAAATTAGCAGCATCTTTTTGTTCTTGAGATAAGTTTTGATAAGCTTTACTTGACTTGTGTAAAACTTTAGCTTCATTAAGTTTTGTGGATTTATTTTTCTCCCAATAACTTTTAGTACCCGGTATAGTTCCACTACCATCATCAACCATTTTTGGATCGTAACCAAAAACATTCTGCATCATATTACTTCTAAGCATATCATACGCCGAACCCGGTGCTTGAGCTCTAGCAGTTTTAATACCATCAATTAATTTAGTAAATCCAGCATTAGCTAAATCTTCTCCATCTTTACGACGTTTTACAGCTTCTTCATATTTAATACCATGATTAGCTATGTCTTTATTAATGTTTACACCATCCACATACTGTATAGCTTCACCATACATTTGCATAGCACGTTCTTTAGCTTGTATGTCTGCTAATTGAACTGCTAAGTTACCTTTGTTCTTTTGCGCGTCTAAACGACCTACATTTCCTAATATAGCTGCGCGACTCCCCGCCGCATTATTTTTTAATTGTTCGAACCCTGCCGAGTAAGCTTCTGTTAAAGCATTAGTCATTTGAGCTTCTTCCGCAGGACTTAAACCTTGCTCTTTACGTTCAGCTAATTCTGCTACAAAGTTTTTAACCATGTTAGAGACTTCTTCTGTACGCATAGGTATAATTGTGCCATCAGCTTGATTAAGTCCAGCTAAACCTAAAACAAGTCCACTAGCGGCATCTATTGGTAACTGTGATTTAGTTTTATTATAAGATTGTTTCCCATCTTGAACATCTGCTAATGTCATTGCATTATTCAGAAACTCATTAACACCATCTGTTTTATTAGATGTTTTTGTATTATTTTCTTCTGCAAGAACTACAGCTTCTTCACTTTTAGTTTTATTAGGATCAGTTTCTTTACTTGTAGTTTCTTTATCTGGATCTATAATAGTTACTTCATTCTTTTCAGGCTTAAAATGCGTTGTATCTATAATAGGTTTAAAAGGTTCAAATTTAGTTTCCCCAAATTTTTCTTTTGGTTTAATATCTAAACCAACAAACTCACCATCAGTATTAGGATTAGAAACATTTAAATAAATATTTTTACCTGTAATATCGCGATACTCTTTATCAGGTAATTCTAAAAATTTAACCGCATTTTTACCTGTTATTGTAAGTTTGTTCTTAGTTCTCCATACTTTCTTATCTTTATCATAAACAGAAGTAGCATTACCATCTTTATCATAATTAGAATACTTTCCAAAAACTCCACCTGTGTCTTTTAATCCTAAACCAATTTTATCATAAATTTCTTTAGGTAGTTTAGACTTTAATTTTGCTTTTAATTTTTTAATGTATTCAGGTGTTCCATTTATATCTAATTGAAAACTACCATCATCATTAACTTTAAAATCACTATTGTCATTTTGTAAAACATTAGAAAGATATCCTCCCGGTGTTTCACCATTTTGAAAAGCTTTAAATGCTTCTTGGTTTTTATCAAACTTTATTTTCTTTGCTTCATTAATAATTTGAGCATTTCCATTATTACTCATTTCTTGAAAAAGCTCTGCTCTTTTAGTTTCTTTTTGGGCAGAATTTAATTCTTGATTATCATCAATAGCTTTATTTCTTTTGTCAAATTCAGCAATAACTTCTTCTTTAGTTTGTTCTGGAATTTCAATAACTTCATTAATATCAGATTTAGGAATTAAAGGATTTGAATTTTGAATAGTTTTTAAAGTTTTATTCATGTATTCAAGAGAACTCATGTTTACTCTTTCTCCTTTTTCATTAAAATATTCTTTATCAAAATCTCCTGTTCTAATTTGATATGAAGCACCGCTATTTTTTTTCTCTTTAGAATCTCCATGTCCTTTAAAATGAATTAAAGCACCTACACCTTCAATTGGAATATTTTTAGGATTAGGACCTTCATAAATCTTTTTAGCTTGAGGCCATAAATAGTTGTCAGAATAATGCGTAAAATAAGCATCTTGGAATTCCGGATATTTTTTAAAATCTTCTAAAGTAAATTTTGAAACATCTTCTTTTATTTTAAATATTTCTTTGTTTTTTCTAGCATAAGTTCTGATACCATCAACACCTTTCATGTCATTATCTAGCCAAACTTCTGTAAACTGATAAGTTCCTGCAGCAGTACTATTCGAGTTTTGAGCACTAGAATCATTATTACTTTCTGTTTTACCTAACGCTCTTTTCATTTGAAGAGTAAAACGTTTTTTTAAATTATTTTCATCTACTAGCATAATATCTTTTTTTATGAAGGAATTCCTAATTGTCTTTTTCTTAATGCTTTTAAATCAGCAATTCTAGCTTGACCTTCTTGCATCATATATTCCTGGTCAAGTTTAGCTTTCTTTTCAGCAGTCTCTTTACCACCTCTTTCTAATTGTTTTTTACCAAATTTTTTCATAGCAGCTTTTTCACCAAAAAAAGTTGTTCCTATTTCAGCTAAAGCCATTCCGGCACCAACAAGAGGACCTCCCATTGCAGATCCTTTAGCAAAACCACTAGCAGCTTTTGCAGCGTAACCTAAAGCACCTGTATTGTTAGGTTGAAAAGCTCCATCTGTTTTTCTAAGATTTGTAGCTAAACCACTAACTGCATCTAAAGCACCAGTAGCAATTCCAGAAACTTTAGAGACATCAAAAGACTTATTAGGTATGTCAGCTAAGTTTTCTGTTTTAACTTCGTTTTTAGCATCTTCTAATCCAGAAGTAACAGATTTACTTAGTCCTGATGATTTTAATCCTGTATTAGCAATAGTTTGAAATTCTCTACCATTATTAGAAGCGTTAACAGCTCCTTGTTGTGGTGCTAATCCTATATTAGATGTAATACTTTCTAAATTACTAACAGCATTTTTATTAATCATTGACTGATTATCCATTCTGTTATTGTTCTGATCGGCTTCAAGCCTTTTAATCATTTCTTCAAATGCGTCCATACTACTTATGACTTAATCTTACGTTATGTATTATACTTGTGACTTTCACGTTTTTATTTTCTCTAATATCAATAGTAAAATCTAAATAAATCCAACTACCTCTAATCATTCCTGATTGAGAAATGTCTTTAGTTTGGTTAACCATTGGAACACTATGAATACCCTCTCTAATTTTATACCAAGGATGTCGGTCTGATATAATTCGTTCTGGCATAATATTACTGCTGATTTTTATTTTTTCAACAGGATAATCAAGATTTGTAAATAGATTTATATTTCTATGCTGAAGAACGTTATTAATATTTCCATTAACATGAACACCTATTTTTAATTTTTTTAATACACCAAAAATATTAACAAAATCACCATAGCTTAATTTATGTAATTGTGTAGACTCAAGAACTGGTGTAGTATTTAATCTAGGACTAAAAATATTATTATCAAATTCAATAAATAAATTACTATCCATTTCAAACTCTCCATTAAAAACTTGGTCAGCTTCATTATAAGAAACTAAATATGTATCACCATTTTTAGTTTTTAAATTAATGTTTGTTTCTTTATTTTCTGCATCATAATAAGATTCTGTATCGACAACAGGATTGTTTTTAAACTTTTCTAAATAATTTAATGACAATCCATTTTTAAAAAACAAAGGTTGATCTATCTTAATAAATTCGTTTTTTCTTTCATCATAAAATGATATTCCATATTCAGAACGCGATAAAGCTCTTCTAATAGAAGTTCCGTATTCGGATATGACTCTATGTCCTTCAACCACAGAACCGCTTCCTTGCTTTACGTTAATAGGGTTTCCTTCGTTATCTGTAACTAATCTATCAACACCTAAAAGAATAATCGATGTTTGTTGCTCTTGAGTTACAAATATTTGATCTTTAAATTTATCAATATTAGTAATAGCACCTTTGTTTTTATCAAGTAAATCATAAAAGTTATTTATCTTAAAAGATGTCCAACTATCATAAGGCTCTCCAGCAACTTTTACATCACTTACAGCTATTTCGTTTATTTGATTTGGATCATCACGATACTTAAAAGGTTTTACAACAAATGATTTTGAATTATTAACATTAAAATAAGCCGGATTAATAGTTTCTGTTCGCGGTTTATTAAAAATATGAGGAGGACTTACTTTATAATTCTCAAAATCATAATTCATTTTAGGCTCTACTTGAGTTTCTAAAATAACAGCATACATCCATGCACCAGGGTATTTTCTAACATCAAAACTTCCTCTAGCTCTACCTTCTTCATGATTTCTTACACCAACTACAGACTGTTCTTCATCACTGTAATCGTTTTTAAGACGTACATTTAAACTTGTATAAGTATCAATACCAGCATCAAAATATTGAACAGCATTAGAACTCTTTTCTACAGGTATAGATTTAGTAAAAGGAATATAAGTATTTCGAGTGTAAGCTTCTCTACTTCTTCCACCATAAACTGAAACTCTATTTCCTTTATTAATATTGATTAAAGGCAAAGTATCATTTACATCAAAAGTTCGTGAACCCCGATAAATTTGAGCTTTTACTTTAGGTAACCAAGGTCCTACAAATTCATCTGTAAACAAATCTGTTTCAGTTTTAATAAATACAGACTTATAACCTACAGAAGTAACTCCGGCACCAAAAATGCTAGTTTCAACTCTAGTTGGATCATTTGACGCATAATCCCATCTTCTTTGTTCACCACCAAAAAACCAAGGCTGATAAGGTAAACATAAAGCGTTATTTGAAATGCCATTAAAAACATCAAAAGCTTGTCCGCTTATAACTTCGCCTCTAAGCATTTCTCTTGCTTTATTTATTTGAATACTATTACTATAATGTTGAAAGTTTGAATAAACAGACATGTTTATAAAATAACCTCTAAAAGTATTACCTCCACTATCTGTATTAGTTGCGTTAGGAAGATCTTCAATATTTTCAATACCATCAATTTCAACCTCTTTTATTTTTCTTGAAAATTTAGGATAAATTTCTTCTCCAATAAAATATCCTGGCGCATCAGTAAACATAGCGTCAAACATTTCCGCAAATGAAGTTCCTCTATTCATTATGATATTAGATGTATGATCAGTTTTTAATTTACCTCTAATATCAATAATTGAATCTTCAATAGCTGCTGAAGATACTTTGTTGTAATAAAGATCTGGAGAATCAAAATACATTAATGCTCTATGTTGCATAACTCTTTTAAACCTGCTTATACCATCATAACCTCCATCTTCTTGATTGTCTTCACCATCTTCATCGTAAGCTTCAAAACCTGATTTTTCATAAACAGGACCACCGTAATAAGGTAAACACCATTTATCTAATAAAGGTTCTGGTAATTTATTTTGAGGTAAATCGTTATGTTGAACTCTCATTAAAGGTGCCGCTATACCTTGACAAAGTATAGTTCTGTTTTCTTCAGTTCTTTCTACATTCATTAATTGAAACATAGGAATAAACTTTTTTAAATCACAACTAAGTCTAACTTCAATATGAAGTTTAATACCATGCGCATAAAGAATTCCATTTTCTACACTCTGATTAACATATTTTTCAGAAGTAATCACGGAATTACCAGCATCATCTATTTCAGTTTTTATATCACCAATATTAGGCACCATAATATCTCCTAATGGTACTGTAAATAGATTTGTGCTATCATTATTAAAAGCATTAAACCCTAGACGATATATTTCGCCTTTCATAGCATATAGAGTTTTTAAAGGCGTTTCATAGTCTAAAAGATTATCACTTCCATTATAAACATCTGTAGCTTGATTTAAAACAGGTTCTTTAAACTCTCTATAAGTAATACGTATTCCAGTACCTTCATTAAAGCCTAAAGATTGAGCGCCATTAACTAAATTGTTTACATTAACTGTAGGTTCTAAAAAAATTAAATTGTTTTCTATTTCTTCAATAAACTGTCCATTAGAGGAACTAAAACTATATAGCTCCATGTTAGTTTGAATTAAAGAATCGATTGGGGCAAAAAGAATTTGTTCTAAAGATTCAGAAATAACTAAATTAGGAAAATAAGCTTCCCAATTTAAATTGTTGTCTTGTTCAAATAATAACCAAGTTAGAATTTCATTTGTAATATCAGTATATCTATCAATAGGTAAATCACTAAATATAATTTCAATACTATCACCCGTGTTTGAATTACTGAAATTAATTGTAGTAGGTCCAAATACTGATATTGTACTATAAAGCTTTTTTTGAATACTATAAAGACTTTCAGTATTACTAGGATCTATTTTGTTATAGTTCCAAGGTTCAGGATTATATAAACATGTATGAGTGTTTCCATCTTTATTCCAACTATGTAATGGTAATAAATAATCTAATTGATTAAAAATTGTTGGTAATGGATCATTTCTTAAACCAACGGCTACAAGCTTATTTTTTTCAGAATAAAAATCGTTGCAATATTTCCAAATGTTATTAGACTGAACGACATCATCAAATACAACACTAGACGAAATAGGCTCGTTTCCTAAGTGTTCAAAAAAGACTACAGATTGAGCAGGTTTTAAACCAAGTCTTTTAATACCTGTTGGTGCTCCTTGAGCTTCATATTCTACAGCAAAACATTCAATTTCAGAACTGTTTTCTAAATTTAGAATATTACATTTTAAATTAACTTTTTTCTGAGTGTTTTCACTAATATCTCCTCCGCGATATTTAATAGCATTATCTTCTTTAATAATATCTTCGAAAGAACTTGCTGGACTAAAATTACTTACTTGACCATTTTGGGAAACAATTCTATAAACATAAAAAACTTTCATAGCTTTAAGTTGACCTCCATTAACTATAGAAGTAACTTCTGGTTGAAGTAAAACATTGTCTAAAATTTGATTAAATTCTTCACCACCTCTATAAGCTATAGACTTGTCTTTAATGTTCATTACTTTACGAACATTAAAAGCATCAGTATAATAAACTCTTTTATAAAATTGATTTTCTTCAACTCCTTCTGTAGTAATTTTTGAGTTTAAAGGCCAGTTTTGATATCCATACCAAATTAATGTTCCATTAAGATTTCCGTTTTCATCTTTTTTAAAAAGATAAAAAGCATCATAATATTCTACATTGTTAGGTGGAATATTAGTGTTATTAGAACTACAAACTTCAAAATTTAAATTAGGAATATATTTTTTATAATATTCAGATAAATTGATTTCTTGATTATTATCGTTTTCACAACTGAAATTAATTTGAAAATTATTAGGATCTTGACTTACTACTGTTTCTGTAATCGTTTCTGTTTCAAAAACAGAATTATCAGACAGTTCGTTTATTATGTTTATTGTATTAGTTAAACTTTCAACAATAAAATTATTTGTTACAATATTAAAAGTTTCAATAATTATTGTTTCAGTAGGTAAATCTTCTGTTTTAAGAATTTTACAAAAAGCTAAAAATTCATTTCTAAATGAATGTGAACCTAAGTATTTAACAATGTTTGGGTTTTCATATTCAACTTTAGTTCCCTGTATTGCAGCAAAAGAATAACGACCATCTTTAGAATAAATACGACCATTAATTAATTTTTGAGCACTATTTGTTTGTTCTAGATTGTTTTCTAAATCAAAAGAAAAACCTTTTTCAAAAGTACTATTAATAGAAGTATTCATTTATTATGAGTTTATGGGTAATTTGTATTTAAAGTTAAAACATTATTTGTTAATGCTACAAGGTTAGTGTTGCCATTAACGTTTAATACAGTTAATGTTACACCTCCTGTTTTTAATTCTACAGCATCTTCAACTATAAGATTTATCAAATCAAATTGAGCTTTACCTTTTGAATCTGTTACAGTTGTTATATTGAAAGTTTCATTAGCAAATTTTTCTAACGTACCAAAAGAACCTTGAATTAACACTTTATTATAAGTGTTTAAATTTAAAAAAGGTGAGTTTATATTTACTTCAATTTCAACTTCTGCATTCGCGTATGCGTTTTGAATTTCAATTATAAAAGATTGTTGTATGGTATTGTAAGTATCTGGAACAGCTCCGTAACTATCAGTGTATTGAATTTCGGATTCATTAATATTAAAAATCTCAGCTAATGTATCTACTAATATTTGATGAGAATATTTTGAATTCGAAATTTCTGTTTTATTTCCTACATTAAAATTTAAACTTGAATAAGGTCGACCACCACCAGTTTCATTTGGTTCAAAAAAAACTTGATTTAAAACTGCAGTTGGTATTCTTGTGCCAGGATAAATAATATTTCCATTTAATTTCCAATTATTAATTCCGACAATTGTATCAATTTCTATAAATTCTACATTATCATCAATAGCTGTAGTATCTATTAAATTAAACGTTTCATTATTTAATAAAACAGTATTGTCGTTTCCTCCAGTAGGTGTTTCATCAAAAGCATTAACTCTTTTTAAAAATTGTAAAACACCTTTACTAACATTACTTTCAACATTGTTAACAGAATCAATTAATTGCCATTCAAAATAATTTATAATACTATAATCACTAAAGACTATTGCTCTTTCAAAAGACAAAAGGTTTTGATCAGCAATAGGATAAAGTTGATTTAAAACAATAGGCGCACCATCATAAAAACCATTAACACTGATTGGATAAAGATATCCTGTTATTTTAAAATGAGTTATTGCCATTGTGTTTTTTTTTTGCAAAAGCAAGCAACGGATTTGTAATCATTGTTACTCGATTTATTATTTGTGGTAAAAATATAATTCCTAAACCAACCCAAAGATACCAAGGAATCATTTTAATTATTTTTTTAGTATTAGTTTCTACTTGCTGTTCAAAACTTAATTCAGTTTTAGTATCACTATTTGTAGCTAACTGCTTGTTTTGAGTTTGACCAACTATAAAATCTAAAAGTAATTGCCTAGTTTCTGCATCATAACGCATATTATAACTATTACTGCCAGAACTTTTAGAAGTGTTAAGTTGCTGCATTAATCTTTCAAACATTGCTGTAACCTCTTTATTATCGCTTTTAGGAACGTTAATAACTACTCGATCTTGAATAGCTTTATTAGTTTCAACAGTAGAAGATGAATCTTTAGTTGTTTTTGTTTTTTTAGTTTGTTTTGTCGCGCTACTTGATTCAATAGTTTTTTTGGTGCCTAAACAACTTGTTAACGTAAACATTAAAACAATAATATATATCAGTTTTTTCATTTGTTTATAGTTCTATATTGTAAAAGTCTATGTTTTGGATAAGCTGAAATTTTTACTCGATTATTTTGATTTCCACCTAAAATATTAATGTGATTTTCACTTTCGTTAATATAAAAACCTACATGACCTTTCCAACTATGTATACTTTCACGCCACAATACAACAATATCACCTAATTTTGGGTCAAAGGTTTGCTTTCCTAATGTCAAAAAACTTCTTGCATTTAATTTTTTTTGATAAGACTTACCAGCTCTTTTTAATATTGTATTTGCGAATGCAGCACACCAAGCTGTTTCATCTTTTAAAACTTTTCCATCAAAATACAATTCTTCAAATAACGCTATTATTTTAGGGTTGTCTTTAGCTCCAGAAACTTCTGTAACACCGTACATTTTAAATGCTTCTTCTATTACTTTACACATAACTAATTGCTTTTAATTTTTTGGTTAAGTTGATAAATTTGGTCTGATGTTAATAGATTAACGCTATCCAAATGGTGAACGTGTTTTTTAACGTCTCTTGCAGATTGTGCGTTTTGAATTAACAACTTTTTTATTTCTGCAATCTGAATACTATCAAAGATTGCTTTTTCTCTTTGCTTATCTGGTGTAGGTACGCTTTTTACATGGTAAATATGTTCTACTTTCTGCTCTGGACTATCAAACGTTCTACCATCATATTGTTTACTTTTTGCACCAGAATCATATAACCATGCAGAAGCAGCTAATAAGCCTGTTATAATAGCTGTAATCAATAACCACCACCCGTTTATTTTATCACTCATAATGATATTTATTTTTTAATAAATACCTAATCCAAAATAATAAAGGTATTGAAACCAAAACTTCTGACCAACTTACACTATACAAGTGAAACGCAAATCCTAAACTAAAAAGTATCGCTCCAAATGTAACACCTATATAAGACCATAAACGTTCTTTTTTTGTATCAAAATAAAATAACATTGTTAAGTAACCACTAATGATAGATAAAGCTGTAAAAACATAATGTAATACATGGTAAGTAATTACAATACTTATTTTATCATTTAATGACAGATTTAATAGCACTGTTTTATTATTAAGCTCAAAAATAATAATGCAAATAAATAAAAAGCCGGTAACACGTAATGCCCAGCCTAATCTTAAAGGTATGTAAAACACTTTAGTGAGAACTTTGTCTTTTTCTACTGCTTTAATTGAAGTAAATAAAAACACTAAAGAAATCATTATTAATATTAGATTCAAAACAGGTCTGTATCTATCATCAACAACATGATCGGACCAGCTATTATAATAATCAAGAACAGCTAAAGCCACTCCTATTGATACTATAAGAACTTTAAAAATTCTTATTATTAAATCTAACCCTTTCATTATATAAGTTTATTTGCAAATAATTTAACTATCCAAACTACAATTCCAAATATTCCTGCACCGACAAAACCATAAGCACCGTTAACCTTTTTTACGATCTCTCTTTCTCTTTCAAGTTTAGCGATTCTAACTTC